AGGAATTGCGGCAGAGCAAAGAGCTATGGAAAGAAGAAGAAAAGGTAGAAAGTCTACAATCCTTACATCACCATTAGGTGTTGAAGAAGAAGCTGAAACAGAAAAGAAAACTTTATTAGGATCATAATGTTTGAAAATATTAAAAAAATATTTAAAAAAAAACCAAAGGCAAAACCTAAAAAGGTAGAAGAAGTTTTAGTATTGAATGAAGATAAAACTTTTGAAAACGAAGTTAAAAAACCAGAAGTAAAAGCTAAACCAAAAGATACTAAAGAAACTAAATCATCTTTAACATTTGGAGAATAACATGGGTGGAAATTCAAGTAGCAATGGCGGAGGAGAAGGTCCTGCAAACAGATACCAAAAACCACCACCACCTAAAAAAAAATTAGATCTTACACCTATGCCTATAAGAGTTATTAAAGCTGTTGGAAAAGGATTAGCGGATGCAGCTAGACCTTACAATACAAGAAGAAGAAAAGAATTTATATCCAAGTATAATACAAGTGTTCCACCTGGAGAAAGAATAGATATGACAGACGAACAAATTGGATCAGGAGAAGGCTTGGCAAAATTAAGAGAAGTTGGTTACAAAACTAATCAAGATATTAATAGAGAAAGACAAGGTGGAGGTAATGGTAATAATCAAGTTACACAAGTTCCAAAAACAATTCTATCTCCAACTACAGCAGAAGTTTCACAATCAGAAGCAGCAAATGCTACAAGTGAAGAAGATCCACTTTATGTAAGAAAGAAAAAAACTAAAGCAAAAGGTAGATCGCAAACAATATTAACATCATCAAGAGGTGTTACAAAAGATGAAGGTTTAACATTAGGTAAGAAAAGTTTATTAGGAGCATAATGGCTAAAACAGATTTAACTAAAAGTTTAATATCCAGATTTGAAAAACTTGAAGGTCAAAGGCAAAACTGGGAAACGCATTGGCAAGAAGTTGCAGATTATATGCAACCAAGAAAAGCAGATGTAACTAAACAAAGAGCTAGAGGTGATAAGAGAATGGAACAAGTTTTCGATTCATCACCAATACAAGCAGTAGAATTATTAGCAGCATCATTACATGGTATGCTTACAAATCCTTCTACACCTTGGTTTACCCTAAGATTTAAAGATGAAGAAATTGATAATGAAGATGAAGCAAAACTTTGGTTAGAGTCATCTACAGACGCAATGTATACAGCATTTAATAGATCAAACTTTCAACAAGAAATATTTGAATTGTACCATGACCTTATAACATTTGGTACAGCAGCAATGTTTATTGAAGAAGATAATGATGACATTATAAAATTTTCAACAAGGCATATCAATGAAGTGTTTATTGCAGAAAATGATAAAGGTAGAATAGATACTATTTATAGAAAATTTAAAATATCTGCTAGAGCTGCAATTCAAAAGTTTGGCGAAAGTGTGTCAGCAGATGTTCAAACTAAAGCAAAAAAAGATCCATACGAAGAAATAGAAATATTACACGCAGTTTATCCAAGAGCAGATTTTAATCCTAACAAAAAAGATAAAGCTAATATGCCATTTGAATCTGTGTATATTGAATTTAAAAATGGTAATGAATTATCTGTATCTGGATTTAGAGAGTTTCCTTTTGTTGTACCAAGATATTTAAAAGCATCAAATGAAATTTATGGAAGATCACCTGCAATGACAGCATTGCCAGATGTCAAGATGTTAAATGAAATGTCAAAGACAACTATTAAAGCTGCACAGAAACAAGTAGACCCACCACTATTAGTTCCTGATGATGGATTTTTATTACCAGTTAGAACTGTACCAGGTGGATTAAATTTTTATAGATCAGGTACAAGAGATAGAATTGAACCATTAAACATTGGTGCAAACAATCCACTAGGTTTAAATATGGAAGAGCAAAGAAGAGATAGTATTAGAGCTGTGTTCTATGTAAATCAATTAATGATGCAACAAGGTCCACAAATGACAGCAACAGAAGTCATACAAAGAAACGAAGAGAAGATGAGATTACTAGGACCTGTATTAGGTAGATTACAATCTGAATTATTAAAACCATTAATTGATAGAGTGTTTGCAATATTACTTCGTAACAATATGTTACCACCAGCTCCAGAGTTTTTATCAGGTAGAGATATAGAAATAGAATATGTTTCTCCACTTGCTAAAGCACAAAAATCTACAGAGCTACAATCCATTATAAGAACAGTAGAAATATTAGGATCACTTGCAAATGTAGCACCAGTATTTGATTATATTAATTTTGATAACCTTGTAAAACACTTGGCAGACATTGTTGGTGTGCCACAAAAAATATTAAAATCACAAAGTGAAGTAAATGCAGAAAGACAACAAGCACAACAACAACAACAAGAAATGCAACAGATGCAACAACTACAACAAGTTGCTAAAGCAGGAGGAGATGTAGCACCACTAGCAAAAGCATTGCCAGACGAAGCAAGAGCTGTAGCAAATGCTGATGTGGAATAGTATGGAAGAAAATAAACAATTAGAAAAATTAATAACAAAATTAAAAACAAATTATAAATACATATTCAATACAGATGAAGGCAAAGAAGTCTTAGCTGATCTTGAAAAAAGATGTCATTATCATTCTACCACCAATGTAAAAGGTGATAGCCATGAGAGTGCATACATGGAAGGACAACGCAGCGTTCTTCTATTTATTAAATCAATGCTGCAAAAGGAAAATGAAAAAGGTAAATAACTATGTCAAGCGAACAGATAACACAGGAAACTGTGCCTGTAGAACAAAAGACAACTACAGAAACAGAGACACCTACACCAACTGCCACACAAGTTGCAGTTAAAGGAGCAGATACTCCTGCACCACAAACAACACAAACAACAACTCAATCAACTTGGAAAGATTCTATAAGTGAACAATATAGAAACGATCCAAATATTGAAAAGTTTACTGAAGCAGATGCTTTAGCAAAATCTTATATCAATGCAGTCAAAATGATTGGTCAAGATAAACTTGTTATCCCAACTAATAATTCTACAGAAGAACATTGGGATGAGGTTTATACTAAACTTGGTAGACCAGAATCTGCTGATAAATATTCTTTAGATGCAAAATCTGAAGTAGTAAATTTAGATGAAAATGCAATAAAACAATTTGCAGAGCAATCACATAAGCTAGGTTTAAATAATAAACAAGCTCAAGGTATCTTAGAGTTTTATAAAAATAATATGGAAGGTACTGCACAACAATCAAAGATTGATACTGAAACTGCTCAAGCTCAAGCTGAACAACAGTTAAGACAAGAGTGGGGTAGAGACTTTGAAGGTAAAGTTAAACAAGCTGGTGCATTAGCAAAAGCTAATATTAATCCAGAAGTTTTAGATATGACTTTATCAAATGGTACAAGACTTGGAGATCATCCAGAGATTATAAAAGGTTTTGCAAAGATAGCAGGTATGATGCAAGAAGATAAAATTGTTGCAACAGAAAGCGAAAATGCACAATCGGTTAGTAATATTGAAGAAGAAATATCTTCTATTGTTAATGATAGAAGTAATCCATACTGGAATAAAGGTCATCCAGATCACGATAAAATGGTACAACAAGTCTATACATTAAGAGAAATGTTAAATGCCAAGTAACAATCTAAACGATAAAGAAATTAGATTAGAAATATTGCGGTTGATTAAGGAGACAGGTTCTGAACAACAGAAAAATAATCCCTTGCCAACCGCAGATATTTATTATAAGTGGATAAATGGTAAGACAATTCGAAAGAACCTTATTGACAAAAAGGAATAGACTCTAGTCTAAAAGACTTAAAATCCAAGAGATGCCTACTATTATTTAGTGGAGAACCTTTCTGATTATTTTAACTAACAATAATATGGAGAGACAAATATGTCATCAAATATAACTACAGCTTTTGTACAGCAGTATTCTGCTAATGTACAAATGCTATCTCAACAAATGGGATCGTTATTAAGAGACAAAGTCAGAGTTGAATCTGTGGTTGGAAAAAATGCTTTTTTTGACCAAGTTGGCTCAGTAACTGCTGTTGAAAAAACTAGCAGACATTCAGACACTCCACAAATAGACACACCTCATGCGAGAAGAAGAGTGTCTCTTGCGGATTATGAATTTGCTGATTTAATAGATCAACAAGACAAAGTTAGACTCTTAATAGATCCAACTTCATCTTATGCTCAAGCTGCTGCTATGGCAATGGGAAGAGCAATAGATGATGTGATCATAACTGCTGCACTTGGTACTGCGTACACAGGTGAAACAGGATCAACAAGTACATCAGCACAATCAGCTATAGCTCATGGCTCTACTGGTTTAACGATTGCTAAATTAAGAACTGCAAAACAGACTTTTGATTTAGGTGATGTAGATCCTTCAATTCCTAGACACATAATCGTGTCTCCGAAGCAGATCACTGATCTTTTAGGAACAACTGAGGTTACAAGTTCTGACTTCAACACTGTCAAAGCATTGGCAAATGGTGAAGTAAACTCGTTCCTTGGTTTTAATTTCATTGTATCAAACAGACTTTCATTATCTAGCACAACTAGATCATGTATAGCTTTTGCACAAGATGGAATCGCTTTAGGTATTGGCAAAGATGTTAATGCTCGTATAGACGAAAGAAGTGATAAATCTTATGCTACTCAAGTGTACTACTGCATGAGCATTGGTGCAACTCGTATGGAAGAAGCTAAAGTTCTTGAAGTACAATGTACAGAATCATAATAGTAATAGGAGGATATAATTATGACAACTAAAAATACAGACCTGGTATCAAACTTCGAAGCGACTCCACCAGTTCTTAATAATGCTGCTGAATTAGCAGGTGTTGTTAGAACTGCACATGGATCGGTAGAACTTGCTGCTGGTGATAGTACAGATAACGACATTGTTATGTTAGCACCTATTCCTAGTAATGCTGCTGTGCCACAATTATTTATTGGCTCAGACACATTCGGTGGTTCGTGTACATTCAATGTTGGTATATACAAAACTGATGGTACAGTTAAAGACGAAGATGCTTTTGCTACTTCAGTAGCTGATGCTGCTGGAATGACAGATGTTCGTTTTGAAGCTGCTGACTTGAACACTGGTTCTCAAAAACTTTGGGAATTAGCTGGTGATAGTACAGATCCTGGTGGATATTACTATATTGCGATTACTTTTGACGCAACTGGTGGTACTGCTGGAACATTAAACTGGAACATTAATTATGTAGTTAATTAATAACTAGATATTAGGTGGGGAGTAATCCCCACCTTTTTATGAAAAAGATTCAAGATTTAAAAACTGTACTACATTTTAAAAAAAATAATTATGTGTACAGATATGTTTTGGTAGACAGATTTAAACATACTTCTAAGTATCATTATGGATTTGATGCCAAAGAAGAGAGAACAGAAGAAGAAATTTTTGCTTTAGAAAAAGATAGACATATAAGGCGAAAATATATAATAAGGAAATAGTATGGCATCAGTAGTAGACATTTGTAATGGAGCATTAAATCAACTAGGTGCAACAACTATCCTTTCATTAACAGAAGATTCAAAAAATGCTAGACTTTGCAATC